TTAACACCTGTTAAGTGGTGAACAGACGGGCATAGATGTTAAGCGGTATACGCCTAGCCTTGAGACGTACACTGGTTAACACCTGTTGCGTAGTGAACAGGTAGAGGGGGCATTAAGCCCCCCAGAGTTTGGTTGGTTAGCTGGCCTTGCGAGCGCGCTTCGGAGCGGGCTTGCGCATCTGCTGCAGGTGGGCCAGTAGTGCCTTGGCTTCAGCCGCTGTCAATTCGTGCGACTGGCCCCCAATCAACAAGGCGTTGGTCAGTTCGTGTGGCGCGCTGGCTGATACGTCGGCCTTCTTGCCTGCAGAAGGCTTGGCACTTGCAGTGCTGGTTTTCACGGATTTTGCGGTTTCGCCAATCTCGGGTGCCGCCTTAGTCACTGCAGCGCGACGTTTACGCTGCAACGCGTTGCGCTCCTCTCGGTCAGCGTATGCAAACATGACAATCTGCAGGGCCAGTTCTTCGGCCTGTTCTTCCGTAAAGGCCTTGTCACGCTTGAGTGGAATACTCTTGGCAATGTCGCGCACCCAGCCAGGCAAGCCGGTCTCAGGCGCCTGCCACTTCTGCAGCGGCTCCTTGTTGCCGTGCTTGGCGGCATGGAACGCCATGAATGCGACAGACGAAACCAAACGATCACGCATCTTTTCAGCGTGACCACGAATCCAAACGATGTTACCAGTGAACGCGCGGTTATTGATGATAGCCATGGTGTATTCTCCAACTTGATTTTTAGTTATGGGCATGCTCAGGCATACCATGAAAGCCCCGTCGTGCTGGGGCTTTGGTGCTATGTCCGAACTTTATAAACCGCGCGGTTATCCCCGTGCCATTGGGTACGCACCGCGCGGCCGCCTTAGCTTTTACGTAACCGGCTTACACTTGCGCACTTTATCTCCCGATAGTGTGCGCCTTTCACAGCCGCTCAGTGGTAGCGCCGCTGCCAGTGGCAGACTTTTATACTCAGGCTACAGAGTCTCGATCTGGGTCCCTTGCTCCGTCACTGTCGCCCAAAGAGGGCCGCGCGTCAGCGAGGGGATCGAGGGGTAGCGCTGGGACGTGGACAGCAGCCGCTACCTTCACAATAGCGGTTCGGTAAACTCCTTGGCTGGTGGGCAGAGGGTGATGAGGGGTAGGGGGTGGGGGTGGACCAGGGGGGTGGGGGCAGGGGGTACCCTTTTTACGTAACCCGCACAACGCCCCCACCCCAAAATACCCACTTGTTAATCATTATACACCTCACCCGCTACCCCCATTCCACTCACCTCACCCACAAAATTTCCCCCGAAAATCTTGACCTGTTAAACGGCCACAACCATACTGCACGCCATGGATACAGTACCTTTTGACCCACGACTCCCTTCTCTGATTGCCGCAGAACTTGGCGATCCGTACGACCTCGCGGCTTACTGCGGTATGCGCGCGTCGGACTACGATCGGATCAAAGACACGCTGCCGTTCCGATCCGCCCTGGCCCAGGCCGAGAAAGAGCTGAGTGAGAACGGGTACTCCCCGGAATACGCGGAGCTGCTGCAGCTGCAGGAGGCCCAGCCCAGTCTAATTGCCACCATACTGCAGTCCTACCACAACGCCCGCACCACGCTCGACCAACGCTTGAAGATCGTGGAGCAGGTGGACAAGATGATTGCCCGCCGGCGTGATCGCCTGAACCCGAAAGGTGCCGGCCTCAACACCGGTGGTCCGAAGTTCGCTATCAACATCAACCTGCCGGGGGGTGGCAGCATCCAGCTGCAGTCCATTGGCGGGGACCCGTCAGACCTTGAGACCGACTACGAGGAGCTTGAGCATGGCTGACCTGCGCGGAATGATCGGCGCCAAGACGGCGACCGTGGAGGCGCGCGAATATACGCCGCCTGGGTCGTTGGTGGGGTACCTGACCTCGGATGAGTTCATCAACCTGGTGTCGGGTCCCGTTGGCTGCGTGTCGGGTGAGACTGAGTTCCTGACCCCCCACGGTTGGGTGCCGATCGCAGCGTACTCAGCGGACGCACACCCGCAGATCGCCCAGTGGAATGCCACCACAGGCCAGGCCGAGTTCGTCACACCTACGTGCTACATCAAGGCCCCCTGCGAGCAGCTCCTGCACTTCCACCACCGAGAAGGGCTCTCACAGGTCCTCAGCGCCGAGCACCGCGTGGTCTACCGGTTACGCAGGAAAGGGGACAAAGTCCGCGAGAAGACCGCTCTGGAGGTCGCACAGTGGCATTGGCGGAACGGTGCTGACATGATCCGCATCCCGGTGACATTCGCAGCCCCACGCACAATGGGGCTGCCGCTTGACGAGCACCAGCTGCGACTCGCGGTTGCCGTACAGGCCGACGGGTACGCCCCGGCCGGGCGCAAGGCGGTCACGATGAACCTGAAGAAAGCCCGCAAAAAAGCCCGCCTGAAGATGCTGCTGGACAACGCGCAGGTGGCATACACTGAGCACCGGGCAGCACCGGGCTACACTCGGTTCTACTTCACGATCCCCAACCGCGACAAGGTGTTCGGCCCTGAATGGTGGCAGGCATCTGCCGGACAGCTGCAGATCATCTGTGACGAGGTTACCCACTGGGACGGCGGGCACACAGCCAAGGGGCTGGGCGTCTATCGCACCACAGACAAGGCCTCGGCTGACTTCGTACAGTACGCATTCGTGACCTGTGGCTACAAAACATCACTCAACCACACGGGGCTCGTGTGGCAGGTGCTCGTATCCGCGCGCAAGGCCGACCACATCGGCATCGCGGGGCGTCGGAAAGATGGCAGCCAGAGCAGCAACATCACCCTGGTGCCGACCACCGATGGGCACAAATACTGCTTCGAGGTGCCCAGCAGCTACCTGATCCTGCGCCACAACAACTGCGTGTTCATCACAGGCAACAGCACCAAGACAACGGCGTCGATCATCAAGATCGCCTACGAGGCGTCGCGCGTGGCGGCATGCCCGGACGGGATACGCCGGTCCCGCTGTGCCGTGATCCGAAACACGAACCAGATGCTGACGGACGCCTTCCTGCCTGACTTCTTCAAGTGGTTCCCTGATGGCCAGGCCGGGCACTTCGAGCGTACCAACCGCAAGTTCATGCTCCGGTTCAACGACGTGGAGTGCGAGGTGCTGTTCCGTGGTCTGGACGACGCCAACGACGTGCGTCGACTCCTCTCCCTGCAGCTCTCGTTTGGTGTGATGGACGAGTATCGAGAGATCCACCGTGACATCTTCGAGGCGCTGACCGGGCGCCTGGGGCGTTACCCCGACAAGTCGATGAACGGTGTGGGTTGCTGTGATGACAACGGCAAACCGATATTCAAGGTGTGGGGGGCGACCAACCCGCCCGATGCGGAGTCGTTCTGGGAAGAGTTGATGACCAGCCCACCGGAGAACGCGGCGATCTTCATCCAGCCCTCCGGACTGAGTCCCGACGCTGACTGGCTGCAGTACCTGCCAGACGACTACTACGAGAACCTGATGAAGGGTAAGTCCGACGAATGGATCGACGTGTACGTGCGGTCGGAGTTCGGCAAATCCCTGTCAGGTAAACCGGTGTTCCCCACGTTCAGTCGGGACTTCCACGTCAGTAAGTCTACCCTTACCCCGTACATCAGTGTGAACCACCCGCTGATCATCGGCATGGACTTCGGGCTGACGCCGGCCTGTACCATAAGCCAGCTGGATCCACGAGGCCGGTTCCTGACGTTTGCGGAGCTGACCTCATCCAACATGGGGATTACGCGTTTCCTCGCTGAGAAGCTCACTCCGTTGCTCAAGCAGCGCTTCCCTGGCCACCCGGTGATCATCATCGGTGACCCGGCGGGGGCGCAGCGGGCACAGACGGACGAGCGATCCGTGTTCGAGGTGATCAAGAAGGCCGGGTATCAGGTTATGCCGGCCCGGACGAATAACATTGCAGCGAGGATCGCGGCGGTCGAGGAACTGCTGGGCGGTCAGATCGACGGCGGGGCGCGGCATCTGATCGACCCCAGCTGCCGTACACTGATCAAGGCATTGACCAACGGTTACCGGTACAAACTCCGCAAGGCGGGGGACATGGATGACAAACCGGAGAAGAACGAGTACTCTCACTTGAGTGACGCCCATCAATACGCAGCTCTGCACACGACAGCCACGGCTTTTGGTGTTGACCAGCGTCCACAACGGCGGGCTATCCAGCGGATCTCCACGGCTGGCTGGACCTGAAACAGATGGTATACTAGCGCCAACTAGGCGCCAGCTCACGATGAGGGTGAGATATATGCGCTGCCTTCAGAATGGAGAGCACGACATGTTTTACCGCGACCCGCAGAACTTACATGACATGATACGCGCCGTGCTCGCGTTCTCCGCGCTTCTGAGCGGCGGCGTTGGAGGGGGGGTCGTGGGCGGCCGTCATTTCATAAAACGCCCTGGGCGCAGCCTGGCGGTCCTCCTGGCCTATATGACGGTTGGAGGCGGTGTTGCTTTCGGTGTATTTGTAGCCTCGCCATTCATCCCAGGGCTACACGTCACGACGCTCGAGGATGCCTTGTTGGTCGGGTTCTTCTCCGGCATATCCGGGTCCATCGCCCTGGCTGCATCCAACATCGTATTCAAATTCTCAGCCAAGAAATTGGGCATTGATGAAGCCAGCATCAGCATCAAGTTTCAGGATGGCGAAACGGACACCAAAGTGAAGTAACGAGCAGTGAATCCTGGCCAGTTGCCCGATTTGATAACGCTGTTCACAGTTTGGCTGAGGGGGATGGAGTGAAGTGGACCACGCGACATGATCGCCAACTGACCGAGCTGTGGCTTGAGCAGCCAAGCGAGACCATAGCGCAACAACTTGGCGTAAGTCGGAGGACAGTCACCAACCACGCCAAGCGGCTTGGCCTCCCATGCAAAACCGGTCGCCGCTACGACCTGACCCCCCTCCCCAAAGAAACCATCACGCGCCTTGCCAGTCGCGGCCACACGCTTGGGCAGATTGCGTCCGAGCTTGGCCGTGACCGTGGCTGCCTGAGCATCGCCATGCGCAAACACATGCCGCATACATACCGCTGGTTAATCCAGCGATACCGATCAGCCGGGCACGCCACCCGCAGGCGCAACAAGGAGCAGGCTACACACCAGCCAGACGCCCCCTGCCTGCCCACCTGTATGACGGCATCTGCAGCAGCAGGTGCCTAACTTCAAACCGAACGGAGATCCATACCCATGCAAAAGTACATCGGCACAAAAACGATCAACGCCCAGCCCATGACCCGCCAGGAATACAACGACCTTCGCGGCTGGACGGTACCACCAGACGAGAACCCGGCAGATGAGGGCTATCTGGTCGAGTACATCGACGGCGGCCA